TGGGCGTCGACCTCGGGGACAACACCGAAACCAAACTTGCTGATGTCATGATGGCGTTGGATCTGTCGAACCCGATCGATGACAAGCTCATTCCCCAACGCGAAAGCGCGATCCGCCGTCTTGCCACCGCGCTTGATCTTCCGAGTGACCTGCTCCTCGGCGTGTCTGGCATGAATCACTGGGGTGCGGCACAGGTTGAAGAGTCCGGCATCAAACTCCACATTGCGCCTGACGCTGAGATGATCTGCCACGCGCTCACGAAGGGGTACCTCACCCCAGTGCTTCGCGCGGGCGGGCATGACCTGATTGGCCCCAACGGCGGCCGTATCGTCATGTGGTATGACCCATCGGAGATCGTGCAGCGCCCCGACAAGTCGGATGACGCGATCCTGGCGTATGACCGACTGGAGATCAGCGGTCGGGCGTTGCGTCGTGAGATCGGCATGTCGGAATCGGACAAGCCGAGCTCTGCGGACTTGGACGAGATGACCGATAAGCTCGAACGCCGCAGCATGGGCGCGGCGGCTGTCGCGAACCCCCCACAGGCTGAACCTGAGATGGGTACCGAGTCAACGGAAGGTGACGCCGGTGCCGAAGACCCCGCGAATACACAGGCGCGGAACCCGGGTGAGGTCTGATGGCTACCGTTCCGCTGCAAACCCTGGAAGAACTCGAACTCAGTTCCGAGGAGTTCGAGACGTTGGTCATGGCCGGTCTGACGGCCGCGATGATCGAAGTGATGAACACCGAGGACATCGAACGCGCGTTGCGTGAAGCGGATCAGACCGCGATGGACGCTATCGTGACGATCTGGGCTGCGTATGTGGCAGCCGAGCTGTCCCCCGTGCTTGAGCTGAACATGTTGAACGCGAGCGTTTCCACGATCGCGCATCTCGCCGAAGCGGTCGGCAACCCGCTCACGCTGCTCGCTGATCAACCGCTCGACACCGAACTGTACCTACAGCAGGCAGTGAACCGCCTTGTCGGCATCGGCGATGCGCTGTGGTTCAATGCGCGTGCCGCGCTGGTTGAGGGTACCGAGCTGGGCGAGTCGATTCCGAAGCTAGCGGCACGTGTCCGTGATGCGGTTGGCGTGACCGAAGGTCGCGCGCGGATGATTGCCAGAACGGAAGTTCACGGGGCACGCAACACGGTAGCCATGGGCACCATGCAGCGGTTCGAGTCGGCATACGGCATCCCCTCCGGTGTCATGCGCAAGGAGTGGCAGGCGACCGGGGACACGCGCACGCGCATAGAGCACCGAGAAGCGGACGGCCAGACAGTCGCGTTCACAGAGCCGTTCATGGTGGGAGGATTCCCACTGGCGTTCCCGGGCGATCCGAGCGGCCCGGCTGCGCTCGTGATTAACTGCCGATGTGCAACTTTTGCGGTGTTTGACCCCAATGACCTGAACTTGAACGACAACGGCGCGGTACTCACGCTGAACGCCGCTGCCTACGAAGAGGAGCAACCCATGCCTTGGGAAATCCAGACGGGCAACCCCGGTTGCGACTCGGGTGAGTTTGCCGTGGTCAAGATCGAAGACGGCGAAGTCGAAGGCTGTTACGACACGGAAGAGGCGGCGCTCGCTCAAATGGCAGCGCTGTACGCGTCTGAAACGGATCGTGCCGCCCCGGTGGCGCGGAACGTTGCCCCGTGGTCAGGCGTGATCGTGGTCGAAGGTGCACCTGCCTACGACGGCCAGGAGTACGCAGTTGGTGCACTCACGTGGCCCGAACTCGGCGCAACCGAATCACTTGAGATTCCGCTCGGCTGGAAGTACGAACGCGCGCATGGCGGCGTTGACAACGGCAACACCGTGGATGTCGGGCGTGTTGACCACATCGAGCGCATTGGGAACGAGATCCACGCGCGTGGCGTGCTTGACCTGGATTCCCCTTGGGGCCGCGAGGCTGCTCGGCAGATGGGTACTCGAATGGATCCCGGATTCCTCGCGGGCATCTCCATCATCGATGACAGCGGCAACCAAGGTGATGTCGAAGTGGTCATGCCTGAGGGCTGCGAGGAGTTGCCCGATGACGCCGAAGGTTCCGAAGTCGCCAGGTGCATGACTGCCGAAAAGGTTATCTACCATTCCGGTCGGATTCGTTCCGCAGACCTGGTGAGCATTCCCGCCTTTGTTGAGGCTCGCGTGTACCTGGACGACGAAACCGCTGTGCCCGAGCCTACTGCCGATGATCTCGACGCGGAAGAACTCGTCACCGCTTCGGCCTACACGATCACGATTCCCGATCTTCCCCCGGCCGACTGGTTCGACGAGCCGAAAGAGGTTCCCGAGATCGGTGCCATCACGGTCACCGACGATGGCAGATTCTTCGGCTACCTCGCGCCCAAGCAGGTCGCGCACCGAGGCTACCGCGACAAGCGGGTCACGGTTCCGACAGGCAACGTCGACTACGGCATTTGGATGAACCGCGCCACCATGGTTGACGACGGCAAGGGCGGATACATGAAGATCGCCACCGGCCCCATCACGATGGACTGCGGACACGCGCCGATGGGTCCGAAGGGCTCGGCTCGGCGCGAGCACTACGACAACGCGTGCTCAGTGGTTGCCACGGCTCGTGTTGGGGAGAACGCGCGCGGCGTGTGGATTTCGGGCGCACTGATTCCTGGCGTCAACGCCGAACAGGTGGCGCGCATGATGGCGTGCCAGTTGTCCGGCGACTGGGGTCCGCACCGCGAGAAGCCGGGGAAGCGCGAGCTTGCCGCTGCGCTGCTCGTTCCGGTGCCAGGGTTCCCGACGCGTAGCCGGTCGTTCACGATCCAAGGCGGGGAACTCGCGCGAACCGTGACGCCGGTCCGATTCGGCACGCACGCGGGCGTAGTTGAGCCGGTGGGAATGCGTGCCGCTGCTGACAGGATGGCTGCTCAAGTGGGCCGCGATCCTGAATCAAGAATGCGTGAGTTCGCCGTGAGCTTGCGCAAGACCTTGAGAGGTGATGAGTGATGGGCTGCAACTGTGGCAAGAAAAAGGGCGGGGTGTCGGTGTTCTCCACGGAGGAACAGGCGCGTATCGCCAAGCAACGGAACGTGACGGTCATGACTTCGGCTGGTTCTTCGAACGGTTCGAAGACGAAGACCGCTACGACGGACAGCTAATAGCACACGATTCCAAGGCGATTTCTCAATTTCGCCTGTGAATCGTGTGTAGAATCCGAGTATTCACTTCAATACACAGAGGGAACGCGATGTCAAAGGACAACGAGGCGGGGCAGACCCTGCCGGACGGGGGCGACGAGCTTACCGCCGCATTGGCGGGTAAGTCCGAAGCCGAACTGTCCAACATGCGTGACGATCTGGTCGCGGCGTTTGACGCCATCTACCAGGACGGCAAAGCGGATATCGACGCTGACGGTTTCGCGAAACTCGAAGTCATCAAGACGCAGATCCTCGCGGTGAACACCACGGCCGAAGAGGTCGCGACAACCAAGCGCGCGAACGCCGAACGGGCCGCCGCTCTCCGCGAGGCCATCAAGCCCGCGAAGACTGAGGCTGTCGAAGACGGTGAAGGCGGCACCGAAGCCGGGGACGACGCTCCCGAGGCTGCGGCTCCCGAAGCGAGGGAACTCGTTTCCGCTGGCATCGATGAGAAGGTGCTCACCGCTTCCATCACGACCGCCATCGGCGAGACCATGAAGGCGTTCGCAGGTGACTACCTCAAGCCGACGACCGACCTGAACCAGCGCGTGCGACTCGGCACGATTCAGCAGTACGCGCCCGACGCCAAGGTGCACGAGGCTCGCTCTGAGGCCGTGATCGTGGCTTCGGCCGACATCCCCGGCTTCGCACAGGGTGGCCGACTCGACAACATCACGCAACTCGGTGAAGCAATGCACCGACGCGCGAAGATGCTCCCGGTCGGGCGCACGGGCAACCCCGAAGCGGTTCCGGTCGCGAGCCTGGAGCGCGAGTTCACGTTCACCCTGAACAAGAACTCCACGCCTGACGACGTGAACGAAGTCCTCAAGGCCGCTGCTGATGAGGATGTCCTCGTGGCCGCTGGCGGATGGTGCGCGCCTTCGGAGATCTCTTACGATTTCTTCAACGTCGTCTGCGAAGACGGCATGATCGACCTGCCGACCGTGGGTCTGTCGCGCGGCGGCGTGCAGTACCCGACCTCGCCGAGCTTCGGCGACCTCGCGTCTGACCCGGGCATCGTCTGGACCTGGACCGAGGCCGACGACATCGAAGCGGTCGACAGCTCGTCTGTCTTCAAGCCGTGTGTGCGTGTCGAGTGCCCGACGTTCGTTGACCGGCGCGCCGACTGTGACGGTTTCTGCGTCACGGCCGGTAACCTGATCGACTACGCGTACCCCGAACTGATTTCCAACTGGCTGCGGCTGGTCATGGCGATCCGTGCGAAGGCAACGAACGCGCGCATCATCGATCTGATGCTGAACGGCGGCGGCTCAGGTGACGCGATCTCCGCGTCCATCGCGGTTGACCACTCCGG